AATCCTGGGGCGCGTTTGAAACTATAAGAAATCAAAGTTGCGCCACTGTAATTCACCTCACCAGAAGAGTTACCTACCAAGCCAAAAGCACTTTGTCTGTCAAATTCCACCGCGTCCGCAGCGGCGCGAGTGGCCTCGGCAGCGGAGCTATTGGGCGTCAGATGTTGTAGTGATCCGGTCAAACGATTTGCCCAACCCCAGTTATCACCTGCTGTCCGTCGCTTGATTAAAACACTATCGGCAATAGAAGGAGAAATCGAGATGTCTTGCGTGCTTGAATTGCCTGTATAGGCCACATCATCAAACACATCCGTTCCAGCCTCGGGCGGTTTATGCGGACGGCGAATTGCGATGTAAATCATGTTCGATCCAGCTCCGAAGTATCCTCCGATAGCTGAAAAACCTGTGGAAGTTGGGGCTACATAGGGTGTAGTTCCGAAATAATCTGCTTCTGCATTAGTGCCATCGGCAAACAACCCAAATCCCCCTCCATTAACACCTAGCCCACGCATTGTGTCAAAGAGATACCAGTTACCGCCTCCATCTGTTTTTTTCCACAGAATCCATTGAGGCTCAAACCCTAAATCAATTTCAGTAGTGCTTCCTGATGACGGCTCGTTGTAAGTGCCACACTTAATGATTGCCTCATCGCCATCCGTGCCAAACGATTGATCGTCGTGGGCAAAGACATAGGCGACGTAGGTACCGCCTGAAGCGTTCACCGTAGCATCGGTGCCAAGCGAGAATACGGTGCTGGTAGGAGTGGTACTATTCCAGCGCGTAGCGCCCGTCGTCTTGGTTGAAGCGCTATTCAGCACCATGTATTGGGTGTTCGCCAAGCTGCGGTGATAGACCTGCCATTCGCCGCTAGCATTTGTCCGCTTTACCCATATGCTGCCAGGCACGCTACCAAGGTTGTGGGCAATAGTTCGATTTGCTCCGTTGCCCGTATAAGTAACAACATCAAAGAACCCCGGCGCTTTGCGAAATGACCAAGAAACATAATCATTATTATCATTGTAATCGCCAGCGCTGCCTAACGTAAATCCAGTAGACGTAAATGATGTCAATCCAGCTGAGTCAGTGGCTTCTGCATTGTCATTATTAGATGAAATACGCTTTGTCGCGCCTCGCTCTGTATCAACAAAACGTGCGGTTCCAGCAGCACGAGTTCTAATCCAAACAAGTCCACCTTCTCCACTTAAATCAATGTTGTTTGTAATCGTCTGAGTGCTGCTGTTCCCGTCATACAAAAACGTACTGAATACATCATCGACGTAAGTAGCTTCCCCAGCTGCGCCGGCAGCGGCTAAGGCTGTTTGTCGTGCAATCGGATCCATATCAATTCACGTAATCGACAAGAGCAGCACCGCGATAACGCGTGCCACCGTCATCAGTTACAAAGAAGAACAGATGGGTCTTACCAGTAGTAAGCGTAGGCGCAGTGTCACCGTTAAATTTGACACTTGACGGCCAAGTAACAGTGCCGGATGTATGCGTTAGTTCAAGGGTAAAAGAACCAACAGTGCCGCTTGAAGGCGGGTTAGAGAAGGTAAACGTAGAGTTAGCGTTGATGGTTTTAGTGAAGTAATTGCCAGTGCTGAGATCAATATCTAAGGCGCTGACAGCTTCAGCAACCTGCTGATAAGGGCCATCAAGCTTGGCGCCGCCGTTATGAATGGTTTGAGGCGTAAACGTTTGGGCAGCCGTAAAAGTCTGCGCCGTCTCCAGGCCAGGCTGCTCAATCAGCGAAGACCCTTCCTTGACGTATAGCTTGTTTTCGTCTGTCGCATAGCAGACCTCGCCCTCTTGCAAGTCCGAAACGCTGCTATTCAAATTGCTGTAAGTGCCACGAGCGACACGCACAGGCGTTCTGGTTGAAGGTGTTGGCATTAGTCGAACGAGCCCCCGTCAATAGCAGTGGAAGTAGCAGCGACAGAACCGCCAGTGGCGAAGTTTCCTCCATCCACAATAACTACGGCATCAACCCAAGACACAACGCCTGAGGCTCCACCACTAGACAAAAGCTGACCACTTGTCCCGTAGTTTGCGCCGGCAATGCCGATTTGACCAGCTGGCCCGACTCTGATTCGCTCAGTGCCCTCAGTTGTGACCTTGAAATGGCCATCAGAACCAGTGTCAACGACCTCAGCTTCAGTGTTGCCTTCACTGATCTTGTCTGTATCAGCCTGCGTACCGCTAGACGCCGCAGTGATTCGACCCTGCGCATCAACAGTGATGCTGCTCAGCGTGTAACTACCAGCGGTAACGGTTGTGTCCGCAAGCTTGTCTGCCGTGATCGCATCATCTGCGATGTAGTCAGTTGCAATCGCTGTGCCATTCCAGACGCCTGTGGCAATCGTGCCAACGCTGGTCAGGCTGGAACTGACAACAGCAGATCCTAAACTCGTGGCATCTAAGACCTTTGTCCCGTTGATCTGAAACTCTTTGCCGCTGGCAATGTTGACGTGCTCAGAAAAGTCCCAGCTGTCGGTGCTGTCTGTCCAGAGAATCGTGTGATCTGTCGAACCCTTTAGCGTGATGCCGCCACCATCTGCGGTGACATCAGTCGGCGTTCCAACGGTCCCTAGCTCAATGTTCTTGTCATCGACTTGCAGTGTCGTGCTGTTGATCGTTGTCGTCGTGCCATTAACAGTCAGATCCCCAGTAACCGTAAGGTCATTGGCAATCGTGATGTCATTTGCCAGCTTGGCACCGGTGATCGCATCGTCAGCAATATCTGAAGTCGCTAGGGGATAGGCAGACAGCGAAAATCCGGGCTCATAGGCCAGGCTGCCCCATGCTGTGCTGCCGTCACCAATCTTTAATTTGCCAGTATCTGACTCATAGCCAAACTCACCAGCTAAAAGCGTTGGGGCTGCGCTAGTCCAATTCGCCGCAGTATCGCGGCGTTGCTGCATCTGTACGTTGACAGTAGTGGCAGTCATCAGCTTGCGCCTGCATCCAGGATCAGTGTAGCCGTACCAGAAGCGCTGCCCTCCAGAACAAATGGTGCGGTGCCGTCAAATACAAGCGCTTCTACTGCCTCCTCCGCAGGCAATTCTGCCCCACTGCCATCAAGAACAAAGCTAATCAATCTGCCCTGCAACAGTCGCAACGAAACTGTCACATTGAAGTAAAGCCCCGTATGAACTTCCTGCGGGGTCTCTACATATTTATATTTGCTGCTTGTCTGGGCGATTCCAGCTCCACCCCAAATGCTCAAAGGCGCATTAAAAGTACCAAAAATGCCACCGACAACGTTGTAGTGATCACGAATTTCTTGGACGCTGGCTTCAGACAGGCCAACATATTGCAGCTCCATTGTCTGGTCATTGACATAGTACGAATGTCGAAACGTAATAGGCCCCGTGCCAAACGCTCTATACTCACTGATATTTGGCCGACCATGACTAAAAGAAATTGAGGTCGGGATTAACTCTGGGAAATCGCTCATTAGATTGAATACGGTGGTACAAGCTCAAGGCTTACAGAAACAGTCACCAACCCGGGCGTGTATTCGGCCTCAGGGGGCTGCGAGTAAATCCATTGGTAGCCAGTCGGGAAACTCAGTTCAGATCCCTCCAAGACTAAATCGGGCAAATCAAACGGCAAAAACCTGTTTGTAACTAAATAGTGTTCATATATCTTTTTCTGTAGCGTCGTGTCGTTGCTGACAAACGTCATCGACAGGGTATGCCCGTTTGATGCGTTTGTTCGACGCACGCTTGTCTCGCCCCCAAAGTATGTACTAACAGCGACCGCCGCATAGATGCCGGGAGTAAACGCTCGGGTTTGTGGGCTGTATGAAGGGAAGGTCGCCATGATCAGCAGCTGTCAGTGCGGTACAACTCATAAGATTGCAGGGTGGGAATGTCTACGGCTGTGTCGATCCATTCTTGAGAGACGTTGCAGTTTTCTGCGGCAACTGTGTCGATAAAAGCAAAACCGGATTGGTAAGTAGTCTGGCAAGTATTTGTCGCTGAGTAATAGTTTGTAATTCTATAAGTTGGCCTTGCTCCTGCAGTTCCGCAAGTTACGGTGCTTCCGCTGCAAGAGATACATTTTGCATCGCTGATTACAATTTCCGCCGGACCTTGGTAAGAAAGTTGAGTACTTGTGTTGCCTGAGTCTGAACTTTTTTGAATTACATTGCTATAAACCCTTGTGTTGGTCGGGACAACATCAGTTGTTCCTAGCTCCCGAAGAGGGCCGTAACCTGATGCCACTGAAGGGTCTTTGCATCGCCCAATGGCTTGAATGTAGTGATCTATATCGGCGGTTGTAATACTCAAGTTATAGCTGCCGGAAACTGCTTGGTTCTGCTTTGCAATTGATGTTCGCAGGCCAGTGTCTTTGTGAACCCTGAACCACTCAACCTGCCCATCACAAGTGAAATCAGTATCAGAAATTGAAACAGTATCTCCTGGGGAAATCTCACCTGACACAATAGGGTTAGGATCTTCGTTGATTGCATCAAGGGGTGGAAGTGCCTCTATATCCAAGGAATCCACCCGCAGGGGATTGGTCCCCCCATCGATATCAGGGAGTTGGCTGTTGTCGGGGCTGAACGGTGGCGGCGGATCAGATGTTGGATCACTCCAATCGGGAATTTCTGAATCGTAGTTATCGCTATCGGTATCGTCTGGCTGCGGTATCTCTAATTCGTAATCACCAATGCTTGGGACAGCAATGCTGGAGGTTCCAACAGCACTATTGAAGTTTGAATCGCTTGACGTGTTTACATCGCAATCGAATGTCCCTTCACCAGTGCTGATTTGTGACGTTGGCCCGGTCGCACCAGCAACCTCACGGGCGACCTTGCTTCTGCCTTGGGAATCAATCGGGAAATGAGTTAAGTCGTAAAGCAGATACCCCTGCATAGTCTTCTGGATTCGCTCAACTTCATACATGAAGTCATGATGTGAAATCCCTGTGGAAAAAGAGGTTTCACGCCGCAGCCTTACTCGAACAATGTCACCAATGGTTATCAGTCGGTTGTAATTTCGCTCTCTGACTTTGATTCGCAAATGATGGCTAACATATTTTCTGACCGCTAAGGCATAAGCACCAATTTTTGCGGAATGATCAGATGTGGTGCAGTAAGCGCTCATATCGATTTGAACAAACGGGCCATCAGCCGCTTCACCTTCGTACCGAACTTCAGTGGTTCGAACCACAGCAAAGTTGTCGTCTGGCTGCTGCTTCCACATCACCTGAAAGCAAACAGGTGTTCTATCTTCAATGGGAACGTAATCAATCTCAAACCCATTCTCGACAACAAACTCTTCTGTAAACGTAAATTTGGGGGTTATGGCGGTTGTGTCGATAACATGTGTTGACGAGTCGTAGGGCAAACGGGGGCGCAACCCAAACTTGCCGTTGTCATGCGTCAGACGAACAAGGAAATTGAAGGACTCTTTTTGCAGATAATCCTGGAGATTTTGGCTTTGATTTACTTCGCCGTTAAAGTGAAATCCATTGGCCTCCGTGAATTTTGCTGCTGTGGTCAACGCCGTTGTATCTATCAACGAACTGCCGACCCTTTCCGTCTTCTCAAGCAAGTATTTAGCAAGATCGGCGAAATTATCAGAAGGCCCAGCTGTGTCGTCTGCCAATCGGGTAACTTCTGCGCCACCGCGAACAAAAATAAAAATCTGATTTTTCCAGGTGTTATCGCTTTGGCTAACACTGGCTTCAAAGCTAAACGTCGTCATGTCAGCGTATGATCCGCCCGTGCCGACATACGATGGTGTCGCCCAAGTCTCTCCAGAGGAAAGGACCGTGATGTCATTATCGGGGCTCCAGTTTCCCGCTCTCCCGTCATAAACCTGGCTGAGGCTTGTCCCTTTGCGGCAGCTTTTTTGATAAACGTCTTTGACTATGACCTGGGTCAAATCTCCTTGGCTCAAAACAAGGCGATATTTGTACTCCAGAGTAGTGTTTGATGACTGGTTAGAGAAATACCCTTCTGTTGCTTTTGGAGCGATGAAAGCCCCGCCCTGATCTGTTGAATCAATCGTTCTGCGTCGACAAAAAACAAGGGGAATCGGCTCGCCGATTTTTACTGCCGCTTGCGGAGACTGTGGGGACATATTCCCAGCACCAGCATCCTGACGTAACTCATTGACCGAAATGCCTGTCTGGGACGACAGGAGGTACAGAGGATCAGCAATCTTTAGTGTCATAGTCTGATTGGCGCTCCAACCAGGGTTGTGTTGTAGGTGCGGGGTGGCACTTGCGCCCCAATGGGGTCCAGCGCTGTGCCCAACTCTACGTTCAAAACAGAGAACGAGCCAGACATCTTGCTAACTCTGCCGAAAAAAGTGCTGATTAACTGTTGGTCTGACTGGGGTGCATCTAAGCCTAAGCGTCCGTCAAATTCAAAAACTTTCACCTCAATCAAATACTCCTGATAAGCAGCCTTCAAGAATATGTCTTGACTGCGTTTTGTCGCAGGCAGTGTCAGGTTTACGTTTTGCCCGCCAATAGCCGAGCTTTCAACTAGACCTTCAAACTCAAATGGGTAGTATTCATAATCTTTACTGGAAATAGTGACGGTGGAATTGACATAGAAATTCTGAAGCAGTTCTTGGTCTGCACCACCATCAATAAAAATGCGGATGTATTGAGCCTGTGCTCTGTTGCTCATTTAGATCACCCCCATGTATCGCCGCCCACCATAGCTCCGGCTTGATGCAGTAATAGCGCTTGCAAGGTCAGACATGCCTTGGGTGAATTGCTCCACCGTCACAAAGTTTTGCCCGTTCTGCTGCATCACAGGGCCCGTTTGAATGTTAATTGGGCCAACCGTGCCACCTTCCGCGAAACCAGGGATTGCACTGGCTCCACGCTGGCCTTGGAGGTAGTTAGAGGCAAAACCAGCGGCCTTGCTCTCCGGAATGATGTACTCCCGTTCACCACCTTCACCGATCAGGCCAAGGGTTGGGCCATTGACAACCCCGCCCCGTGCGAATGCCTTAAAGGATCCTCTGTTGTATCCGCCTTCGGCCTGCTGCGTGTCTGGGAAGATCCGATTAGAAGTTGACTTTGATGAGGTTTTGCCTGCTTTTGCCCGATTGAACCGTTCTTGAGCGGCGGCTGCTTTGTGTATTGCATTTGCAGCTGTGGTCGCACTCGATTGAACCTTGAGGAAGAATTGGTATGACCGCTGTGCGTTATTTGAAACACGCATCGTATTATTGCTGAGATTTAGAGAAGCTCTTGCGTTATTTGCATAACTTCTAGACAATTTGTCAGCTTGCTTTTTACTCATATTTATTTCTTTGCTGACCAGCCTCTGCTTCAGTTCCTGCTCACCTGCCTGCACTGCAGCTTTCAATTGCGCCTTCGCAGCTGTTGTTTGATGCTCGGCAATCTTGCTTTGTGCTTTTATTTGGCTGTTCAATACTTTGATGCTTTTCCTTTGGGCGTCCGCTAGCTTTTTAGTTTTTTCTAGGATTAACTGGGCTTTTTCAGAGCTTTCAGCTTCGGCAGCCGCAAGCTCTCCCTTCGCTTGAATAATCTGTAATTCTACTTGCGCTGCCTGTCTACGGAATTCCAGGCGCACTTTTTCAGCCTCGATACTATTCATTGTTTGCTGGAAGGCAATACGTGCGGCTTCGACCTCATTTCTGAAAATGCGTGTAGCAATTTCAAGGCGTTGTTTTGCCGATCCAGCCTGCTCATAAGCAATCTCAAGGCTTTGGCGCTGCATCTGATTGATTGCTGATTCCGCCTGAAGCCTTGCGTCAGTAACTTTTAGAGAATTCTCAAATGACTGTGCTTGAGCCTCTATTTGAGTCTTTTCTGCCTCAAGGTGTTTTACGTGGTCTTTGGTTCGAGCAATGAACTTTTCTTTCGCAAGAGCAGCAGCCTCAACGGCAGCCTTGGTTTCGTTTACTTTTTGATTAACTTCATCAACAGGCTGTTTGGCTTCTTCCGTAGCACTCTTCATTGCAACGAAGCCGGCAATGGCACCACCAATCGCAGCCACGATGCCGACAGGTCCAGTAACGACAGCGACGATTGCGCTGAGACCAGCCGCGATAATAGGCAGCATTGGCATAATTGCCGCAAAAGCGCCAGCGATGGCAACAAATCCAATAACAGCTGCCTGCACAGGATCAGGCAAATTCAAAAATTGAGTAACAAGCCCGGAAATTAAGTTCAAAACAGGACTCAACACTGGCATTAGTTTCTGTCCTATTGCTGTCGCAAGGTCGCTCATCGCCTTATTGAATTTGAGTACGGCATCAGGCGCTGGGAACCCTTCGTCCTTGATGGTTCGCAATGCTTTGACTATTTCTTGAGTAGTTATTTTGCCTTGCGCACTAAGCTCTTTCAGCTGCTCAATAGGCATACCCATGGACTTTGCAACTGCCTGGCCAATCTTCGGCAGTCGCTCCATGATGCTCCTGAATTCGTCGCCCTGCAGCCTTCCAGATCCAAGAGCTTGACTTAACTGGAGCATTACGCCCGCTGTGTCTGCAGATGACAAAGACATCTGCCTAGCCGCAACGTTTACACCTTCAAAGACAGTCTCAATATCCTCTAGTTCAATGCCCATTGGCCGGAGACGCCCGAATAAATTTGTAACGGCCTTTTCTGCATCTGTCTGCCCAAGCGCAAACTTGTTAGCGCTTTTTGTCGCCAATGCCTGCAGCTTTTCTGTCTCACCATATTGATCGCCTAAAAACTTCAGGCGTTTAGCAGTACGATCAGCACTAACACCAGCCTCAATAAAGCCCTTTGCAGCGGCAGCCGCGCCAACGGATGCCAAAACGCCTTGAAGACTTGTAGCTTGGTTTTTTAGTTTATTAAAACTACCTCCTATCCGTTTTGTTGTCCCCCTGAAAGCTTGATCCAGCTTCTTTGACGCATCGCGGATCCTGTCGATGACTGGCGAGACGTTATTCTTCGCGTTGTATTCGACAACTACCTGGCCAGCCACAAGATTAGTGCCACGTTGCGCTAAGTCTACCGCCGCTTAGCTTTCCGGCGCATCTCCTCTTGCTCTTGCGCTTCTACTTCAAAAAGCAGGCACCAGAGCTGTAGCTCTTCGCGGGACATCTTGCTTGAAAGCTCAGAAAGCGTGTACCCCAATTCACGAGCTACACGCATCTGCACCCTCAAAGGCCAATCATCCTTGAAGAGCTGGCTTAGTTTTTTGCCTCTTCCTCGGTGACGTTGCCCTCACCGGTCACAAGAGCAACCATCAGATTCTGCAAGTCTTCATCTCGCACATCGTTTTTCAGCTCAGCAAGCTCACCGGCTTTAAACATCCGCTGACCATTTTCATCAGTCGCTTTGTTTATCAGGAGCTGTAGAGCGTACTGATTAGCGTCGTCTGAGTTAGCTTGCTTCTGTGCCCGCTCACGCTCTGCCATCGTAAGTGGGGTTGACCAAAACTCAAATTCATCTCCATTGCTGAGCATAACAATGCGCCTAACGGGCGTCAGATTTGCGGCCTTTTTAAGGCGGTCAAGTGCGCGTCCGCTTGCACTGGAAGACATAAAAACCTGTGAACAGTAAACAGATACTACTCATGAAAAAACCCCCAGCGCAAGCCAGGGGTAGACAAACCAGCAACAAATGATCAGCTCTTGCTGAAGTCGAAGGTCGGCACAGCAGACGGACGGAAAGTCACTTCAATCGACTGCGCATCGTCTGGGTTGACCGTAAAGCTGGCAGAAGTCAGCACGGCTTCCAGTTCGATGCTGCGGCTGAGGGTGTCGTCTACAGAGCCGGAAGAAACAACACGGTCGATATACAGCTTGAACTGCACGCCGGTTTGAATCCGCTGGATCACGTCTTCCACCATGCGCGATGCAATGGTGGTGTCGTCGTCCGTTGTGTAGATAGTGGCAGAGCCTTCACCATCAGCAAAACCGGTGATGTAGGTCTTGAACGGAGCAAATTGACCAAGCGTTTGGCCAATCGTCGTCACGTCAATCTCATCGCGGGTGATCTCAAAAGACCATTCGCGGACGTCCCCAACCGCCTGGAACTCGCTGTACTTAATGGTGAATGGTGTGGTGCCATCGGTGCCATCATCAGCCAAAGCAAGCTCTGAACCGCCTGCAGTAGCGGAGAACGTCGCAACGCCGGTAGAAGCGGTGTAGGTCAGAATGAAGTAGTCAGTACCCGCAGTGATGCCGGCAGGCAGAGTGCCGCCAGTGCCAGTGCCAAAGACGATTTTGTCGTTGACTTGGAAGTTGCGAAAAGTACCGACATTGATTTCATTGTCGGCATTGGTCACGTTCGATGTGGTGAACGTGCTGTCAGTGCCCGCAGGCTTGTAATAGAGTGCGCCGGACGTACCGGACAGAGTGGTTGCCATAACGTTTGTACGGTAGTTGGCTCAGCTCATTGTACGAACGCATTGAATGTTATGGCTAGCTCTGTCTGAAAAAAGGATTCAGGTGCAGCGGCCTCAACGATTGCTGGGCCGTCTGCGGCGTCAAAAATGATCTGGCTGACAGTCTCGCGATCGAACAAATCTTTCAACCGCTCGGCCAAGGTGAAGTTATCGCCTGTGCCGACGCCAATAGGGGTAAAGATTCCAATGACAATAATGCCTGACTGAAGGTTGCTGCCAGTCGTCGGGCCAAGCAATGTCGCATAATTATTTGCGCCGAACCGAATTTGCACCTTGATCCAGGTGGAGTTATTCGGTGGCGTAAACGGCACGTTCTCGTAACTGACCTGATATGACGGCGATTCAGCCATCTCTGTGGCGATACGAGCCTCAATGGCTTGCCTGATGTCGTTATATGTGCTGCTCATGGCTTAAGAACAATCCTGCTCCACATGCTAGGGATGGCGTTTTGCACGTCTTTCCCCGCAAGCAAAGTAGGCCAGCCCTTAGGCAACCCATACCGTGAGCGGAACCTGTTCTGCCAAGACGGTGGCATGTTCTCGCCAAACGTGATGGCTTCCCCGTAGTTCTGCGTGATGTTAACGATCCTGGCGGTAAGGCCCTTGTCTACATAGACAGGCGGCTGCCAGTTTGACTTAAATGTTCCACCGTTCACTTCACCAACTGGGCTCAACTCAACAACCCGATCACGGAATTTAACCGCCACTTCACGAACAAGTTCTTCAGTTTTTCCTTCGATATAGTCGCCAACCTGCGTAATTTGAAGAACGCGCTTAGCCATCAGCCCCTCAGGATCAGCTCGTAAGTAATCGCTGTGTTGTCCTGTTCAATCGTGTTAACTGAAATAATTTGATACACAACAGAACTAATTTCAACCCGGTCTTTTGTTCCAGGTGCTGTTGCTAGCTCTTCTGCTGAAACGATTAGACGCTTGTCTTGCGCTTGAATCAGGCCATTAACCTCAGACCTTGAAACCCCCTCGACAACGCCTTTAACGTCGACATCATCCACCGTCTCGCCGCTTAAACCCGTCGTGGTGTTGTAGCTGCCACTGGTGACATAACGAATGGTCACGTCGGCACCAAGCGCCTTTAGGACGCTGGTTGCAACCTTGCCCAGTGAATCAGCTAGTGCCATCAGAGGTTATAGGCAAGACAAGCGCCGCTGGTCAGCGTGATGCTGGTGATAATCCCGCAGATATAGGTGTCGGCAACAAAGGTTTCACCAGCCAAGCTGTTGCCAGTAACGTTTTTCACGGTGATCGCACTGATCACAGTGTCTTCCTTGAAGTAAATCTTGGAGAACCTGCCGGTATGGGCGTTGGTGTCAGAAATGAACTCGAAGCCGCCTGAAAGATCTGCGTACATGGTCAGCTCCGTTTGATAGCGATGTTGCCTGGTCCGCTAATTCTAAGGCCCGTCAAGTACCTTTCAAACATCGGCGGGACGTGGTCAGCGCCAACTGCACCAGCCTTGTCAGGCGTGACATTGATGCTGCCAATCTGAACGCTCTTGTAATCGTTCAAGCCACTGAGGCTGATGCCGTCGGTGTTGTTGTGCAGGTAGACAGCAAGCTCAATCTGCGCACGCTTGATCTGATCCGGGATCTCCTCGTCAGTGAAGTAATCCTCAGAAATGCGGAAAGGAAAGCCAGTGGCGTACGTGTTGACGTAGGTATCGGGCTTTCGCACGCCAGTACGCGGCCATTGCAATGCTTGCGTATCTGTGGCGCGTGCGCCTAAAAATCTTTCACGGTCCAAGCGTTGCGCTGCTGCAGCTAAAGC